GTTCATGGGTGTGGGTGACTAGCATTTAGCGCCAATATGCCGTATAAAATTCGGGCCGGTCGCTTTGTTCAGAAGCGGTTCCGGCCCTGATCTTATGTAGCGTGCGAGGCCACACATGACTGATTCTGTTCCTACCATTATTTCGCGTTCCGATGCAAAGGCTTTGGGGCTTAAAAAGTTCTTTACGGGGGAGCCTTGCAAGCATGGCCACATTTCTCCGTTCAGAATAAAGAAAAGTGGCAGCTATGAATGCTGTCAATGCGCAAGGGTTTCTGCAAAGAAAAGAGCGGAAGATAGACCCAAAAGAACTATGTTGGTTTTGCAGGCCGATGGCTCTTACTTGGGTTGGCCATGTAGGAAATGCGGGGACATCAGAAGAGATAAAAATAAAAAATGTCCGACATGCAGAGCAAAAATCTTAAAAGAAGGTAAAAATAAATACGCTGAAACGCGTAAAATTAAAATTAATTCTCTTACCATGGAAGAAAGGAAGAAAATAAACAGAAAGAATTATGAAAATTACATGCCGCTAAGAAAAATGTTGGCAGCAATAGGAAAGAAAAGAAGGAAAATTTCGAGAGGCAGCTTTAAAAGCGCAGACATCAATAGAGAATTAATTAAGATTTACAGCAATACGCCGGATGGATTTCATGTTGATCATATAACGCCGATATTTGGGAAAAATGTTTGCGGACTGACTGTGCCTTGGAATTTGCAATATTTGCCAGCAGACGAGAATATCAAGAAACGAAACAAATTCCCTTACGGCGAAGAAAGCGAGCGCCTAGCTATTAGACATCCTGACGTTGCTAGGCTATATGGGGTTGCATGGCCAATAGAGTAGCACGCACCCGCATTGGAAACATTCGCATCAAGGATGGCGTAGGAAACCCTATGCGCCTAAACGATGGCCTTGCCAACGTCCTATCGGGACTTGGCACTGGCGTTGACCAAAACTCGTATAGTTTCTACACGCGCAACATTCTCGACCAATACCAGATTGAAAATTCCTATAAAACGTCTTGGTTAAGTGCCAAGGTGCACGATATAATTCCCACTGACATGGTGCGAGCGGGCTGGTCGTATAAGGCCGATGACGCCGATATAACCAAAATTGAAGCCGAGGAACGCCGCCTTAACGTAAAGGCAAAGCTGCGCAAGGCGGAGTTTATTTCCGATCTATATGGCGGTTCGGCCATTATGATTGGGGCAGGTGATGCCGATACGCGCAAGCCATTGGATGTTAATTCGGTCAAAGTTGGCGGCTTACAATATCTGCATGTGCTTTCTCGATACCAGATTAATGTTCCCAATCTGATCCTTGACCCCGGAAGTCCGTTGTATGGACAGCCTGATATGTATCAGGTTAACGCTGGAAACGGCGCGCTCGTTGACGTGCATCCAAGCCGGATTGTCAGATTCATAAATTCCGATTTGCCAGATGAAATGCTTTGGGAAAATCAGGGTTGGTCTGATCCCAAATTGCTTCGCCTCTGGTCCGCGATTGTTAACGCAGACACGGCGCAAGGTTCATTCGCAGCCCTGTTGAACAAGGCGCAAGTGGACACTCTGGCGATTCCGGGGTTGACGCAATCCATATCCACCACGGAAGGCGAGAACGCTCTAAAGAAGCGCGCCATATACACTAAGCTATATGAAAGCGCCTTTAGCGTTAAGCTAATTGATAGCGGGTCAAATGGTGACGGGGAAGAATGGACGCAATATAGTCCGACATGGACCGGCATACCGGAAATCATGCGCGCCTATTTGGATATTGTTGCTGCGGCGGCTGATATTCCGGTTACGCGCATGCTTGGCGTTTCTCCTGCCGGAATGTCGGCAACCGGGTTATCGGACGCTGAGAATTACGACAAGATGATTTCTGCGGGGCAGGAATTGCGCATGCGTCCGCGCCACGAAATGATTAATGAAGTCTTGTATAGGTCGGCGCTAGGCAAGAGGCCCGCCGATATTTGGCTGCAATATAATCCGCTGCGCACCGACTCCGAAGAAACCAAAGCCAAAAACGCCAAAGCTCGCGCCGAAGCGTCCGCAATTTATGTGGATAAGCAATTAGTCCCGGATGAAGTCATGCAGGAGGCTGTCAAGGGGCAGTTGATCGAATCGGGTGAGTATCCCGGTATCGAGCGGGCATATATTGACTACGCCGAAGGAAATTTGCTTCCCATCATCGAACAAGAAGATGAACCACCCGCCGATCCGCTAATCCCCGTCGATCCCACGACCGGATTGCCCACGCAGAACCGTGAATCGCGGCTGTTTGCGGCGAATGACATGGCTGGCAAAATGGTGACGGCAGGAATGTCCGTGACGGACGCTTATAAGGAGGTTTTGCGCCTGACCGACGCCGAACCCCGCCCCTGCTACGTCGCGCGCTACCTGACCAATGGTGATGAAGTCAAGGCGCACTTTGAGGCGCAGGGTTTAAAGGTCACGGTCGCGCCGGATCGCATGCATACGACCCTGATTTATTCAAAAACGCCAATCGACTGGTTCAAGGTCGCGCCTACGGATTGGGGCGATGAAGCTAAATTAATAGTGCCAGCCGGTGGCCCGCGCATGATGGCCAAGTTTGGCCCGAACGAAAATGCTATCGTTCTCATGTTTGCTTCTAGCCGCATGTCTTGGCGACATGAGGAGTTTATCCGCGAGGGTGCATCCTATGACTTTGAGTATCAGCCGCATCTAACATTAAATTACGAAGGGCAGGATATAGACTTGACGACGATCAAGCCGTATCAAGGTGAACTCCGATTCGGATATGAGCGGTTTGAGGAAATACGGGAGGATTGGGCGAAATGAACGACGAAAATTTCGAAGGAATTAAGCGTGGCCTTAGCGACGTAAAATCATATGTATCCAGCACGGATGATAACCGTACGATCAACAATGCGGTTCGGCATCAGTATCGCGTCTTGTCTGATGAGGAAAAGGCGCAGATGATGGCAGTTAAAGATATGGGCTTGGAATTTATCAAGTTGTTGGATGGACTGCAGCCTCCGCACATTGTGGATGAGGGTGAAGGCAGGACGACCATTTATCCGCGTCCCGTACCCGCTATTGGCGATGCCATCAAAAAAGTCCAAGAAGCCGTATTTTGGGCTGTTTGGCATATTACGGGGGACAAGTGATGGCAGAAGGTTTTGGCGGACACATTGAAGGCTGGGGCGGGAATATCCAAGCGGAGCAAATTCCGGGCGGATAACATGACCACCCTAAAAACCATAATCGGCCTAACCCTGCTAGGCTGGTGCTTTGTCGGCCTTGTGGCGAGCGGAATCCGGTGAAATATAACCTCCGCCAACTAGCCCAAGGCAACCGCAAGCGGCCATTCCGCACCGTTGCGAACCTGAAATCGCAGGAAGTCGCAATCTCGCGGCCTTATCTCGCGCTTACGTCCGCTTGGTCCAATGCCGCCGCATCATTGATGCCGGTCTATGCCGCCGCGCTGGTGTCGGGCGAATTGGATCAACTGTCCGACGAACAAGATGCCAAGGCATCAGAAATTGCCTTAATCCTCGCCATGCTGGCGCAGCAATTCAGACCGATATTCGCTGGCATCGAGCAATGGCACCGCGCCAAGTGGATCGCCAACGTCAAGGCGGCTGCGGGGGTGGACGTTGCACCATATGTCGCGGTTGATGCTGTGGGTGGTACTACGGCCCCCGGTGTGGCTGCGTCGGAAGGTGGGACGGTTATTCAGGCTGCTAGGGCCGCTACGGCGGTTGCTAGGGTTGAGGTTGCGTCTAGCGCAACGGCATTGGTCAATAACGCCGTAGTGCAGAACGCTACTTTGCTGCGATCCGTATCAGGCGACATTCGCGCCCGTCTGGCCTCCGTGCTGTTCAACGGCATTGCGCAGAAAACCGCGACCGATAAAATCGCCCGACAGGTGACCGAGATATTGCAAAAGGCGGGGAAGCGGGGGAAACGGATAGCGGTGCAAGAGGCTGAATTGATTATCGCGCAGCTTACGCAATTCCGTTCGGAGGAAGCGGGGCTAGGCAGCTTTATATGGCGTCACCACTTCTCCGAGCACCCCCGGATTCACCACGTTGCCCGTAATGGCAAGCAATTTGATTGGGATGATCCGCGCCTTAGCGAATTGCCGGGTATTTTGATTAACTGCCGTTGCACGGCTCAGCCGGTGATTTAGGCGCTTAACCATTGGCTCATCAGTTTGACTGCCTTCCAAACCAATAATTCATGGGATTTATTTTCATTTCCGTAGTGTTTTTGGAGCGCGCGACAGCCTGCCAATAACGATCTTTAAGGTCGTGATATTCGTCGGGTCCGCGTGATTTGCTGCGGTCGTCCATTTCAGACTTAATATCGGCAGCAATAGCTGCCCATTCTTCGCAGGTTTTTCCTGCCATGTAGCGGGCATGGTTTGCCTCGCGAATTTCCGACATTGACGGACCCCAGCCAAAATTACTCATCATCTCAACTCCGAATCACGTTTCCGATATAGCCATCATAAAGCGACGGGATAGGTTGTCAACACTTATTCACTCCTCCCTAACCACATCCCCATTCGGCATAACGATAGCTACGGGGCGACCCAAGCGGCGGGCATAACGAACGGTTGCCCAAGTCCCCGACCGCTCGCGTTCCGGCCCATTGGGAACCGCCACAAGAGCGCGGCTGGTATCCACGATGGCGCGATTGCGCACGAGATACGGCAAAGGTGGCATACGTTCGTCCGAAGCTACGAAGGCGCGCAAGGCGTCCACATCGGGATCATGTGCTCTAAGGCGACCGTCTTCGATAGACCACCACTGCGCAGCTACTTCATCCACACCCACGCAATCGCCGTGGTTCATCCACAGAAACCGGGTGCGCATCTGGCGCAATAGATCGAATAGGGCGCGGCCTTGTGGGATTGTGATTGCGGAGCGGGTTCCGGTTATGCCTATGGCGTCGGTCACCACTTCACCGGCTCAACGCCCAAGCGCGCATTGACTGCCAGCAGCCATATCAACTCGCATCCGGTCGGGATGTCGTTGGACTTTCGGCCATTGCAAATTCCGTGCATGACAAGAAGATTGCCCAAGCGATCAGCGCCGCCCAACGAACGCGGGACGACATGATCCAGCGACGGTTTTTCATCGGTGATAGCGGAACCGCAAGGGCAAATTCCCTCCTGCGCCTCCATAAGCCGCGTGCGCTGCACCTCGCATTGCGTAACGTCCCGCAATCCGGGCTTAGGGTAAGCCTTGCCCAAATTTCCGTTTCGATGCCCTTCCGGGCGACAATTCCAGCGGGATATGCGATAGTGAACGTGTGTGGGAGGAGCCAAATCTGGCGCAACGCGTCCACGTCGAATGATGCGGCGGACATGCGGCTCTACATCCTCAAACTCAATTGGTACGGCTGGCGCAAGCGGATATTCGCGCACAACAGCCCGAACCCGCTTCATGGCGGTTTGATAGGCGTCCAATTTCTCCTTCGCCTTGCGCGCCTTCTTCACGTTTTCAGGTGAATAGATCGGCGCATCCTCCACGAACCGGCCATAATGGCGCGGCTCATGGTTTATCACGAACGATTGGCACGGCTTGGGCTGTGGTGGGACTAGTGTTGCCACATATGCGGCGGTTTTCGGATGATTGGGTTTGCGTTTGAGGCAACGCGGGATTGCGGCCTCTTTGTCACTGGATTCCGGCATTTTCTCCTCCGGGTTTGGGGTGGGGCGATGGTGCCAACCGTCCGACTTGCACGGCATATCAGGGTTACAAATCCTGCGCATCTCTATGTATGCTTCGATTGGCGTGAACCCGGCAGGATTCGAACCTGCAACATAATCCGAATAGAAGTCGGATGGCCTATCCAGTTGGCCCACGGGTCCGTAGTGAGAATTTACCTATCTTTCCGCAATGTATAATTACAGGTCGCACGGTTTGCGCACAAAAGACCGCCAATGAAATCATAGGGAAGCGGTCAAGATAGCGAGAATAGGTTTGATTACTGCTGCAATTCTCAAGCATCAGCCATATTGCGGCCCAACCCGATTAGATGGCGATGGGCTTTCACCATCCGCGACGTTTGCAACCGTCTCTTTCGATTAAATGCGAAACATTTCAGTCCGCTATCCATGAGCGTCAATCGACCATAACACTTCATTTAAGGCGATGCGGCGTTACCGCTCGCCAATCCCATTTACCCCGCCCCACTGATAGGGGTCAATCGACGCCTCAAAGGCGCGGGCGGAGCGGGGTAACTGTATAACGCGGGAGGCTTGCGCCTGCTATCCGAACATTAGGGTTTCAAGCCCAAGTTATTGTTAGCATCGGATCGGAACCTAAACTGTCATGGCTACCCATGCGTCCGCGTTAACTTTTAGGGGTTATGAAAGCGCAACTAACCGGCCACATGCCCTGTCCACGCCCTTGTCTCGATGCTTGCAGGCACGTTCCCCGCTTTATCGTCTATCATAACCCCATGCCCGACAGGCATTTTATCCTTTTTCGGCAAAAGCCTTAATCGCTTCGCTAACGCCAACGTCAAAGTGGCGATCTTGCAACGCCTCTAGCGTGGTTTCTTCTGGCTCCCACTGTGAGCTTGTGCCGCCGTAATAATTACTTTCGCTTAATCCGTAGCAAGAGCAATGCCCAGCATTTACCTCAAACAACTTTCCATCTTTGCGGAAAAGAACAAAAGCATCGCCACTATAATCCTCATAAGTATATGAGGCCACAATGATTTCAGCGTTCTCAATTGCGCTTGCATCAATGCCGAAGTCTTGAAGCATGCCAGCCTCACCGCTTTCGAC